TACGTCTGTTATTGGAGTTGTCTCGCCAATTAATCAAACCACGAGCCATACCTGTTAATTGAGAGGCGGCACGTTTTCTCCATCCACCTACAGGGCGAATAGTGCCTTCGTACCAACGTACTAAATTTGAGCCATTCCAACGGCCTTTAGACTGATACTCAGTACCATTCTTGTATACGCCTGGCGGAATTTGTAGTGGAATATATGCCATATCTGTATTCTATTGCCTAGGTAGGTTAGACACAAAGCTCATTGTAGCAATTGCTGAAGGAACTGCTGGCCTTGTCGGGCTTGTGCTGGCATCGAAATGCTCAATACTTACATTAGTATTTTCAGTTCTCCACACAATCTCAACGTAATCATTAGCCGCCATGTCAACAAAGAAATTCAACGCAGCAATAATATGGCTTGGGTCACCAGCGCTTTTTCTTGGAGGGGGGTGAAAACGACTGTTTGAATTGGCAATATTTGTCCCATTCTTACGAAACCAAATATCCACATCTTGACCATCGTTTGTGGTGTTTTTTAGTTGAATGGAAAACTGCAAATTCCAAATTCCTGCATCTGCTACAGTAATCCTAGAGTTACTAGCTATAGTTACTCCATTAGAGAAATCTGTAGTATTGAATGTTACTGGATAAGCTACAGTAGTACTGGCGGCAACTTGATCTGTTGAGTCTTGAAAAGCCCCGTAAGGATTATTCAAGTACTTGCCACCTCTTGGTCCAATAACAGACTGTATTGAGTTAACCAACTTAGTAAAAAACAACCTCAAAAGTCCATTGTTTTGATTCTGGACATTTTGAGAATAGACAATTCCTGATGTACCTAAAGATGGTATCGCAGGTATGTCTAATTGTTGCTTTACATCAGCCATTACTTTTTAAGCCATGTCTGCCAAACTGCACCTGCAGCTATGATTAACCCGCCAATCCACAAAACTGGTTGAGCAATAGATGCTATCCAGTTAAGAACCTTTACAGCACCCTTGGCAGCGTCAATAGCTTCCACAAGATCCTTAGTATTCTTATCTATCTTATCTACTTTTGCTTCAACAGCTAGTAGACGATCATAGATTTGCTCATGGCTTACATCACTCATAATTCGCCCTGTACAGTATGCTCAACCCAAGATAATGTTGACTCATCCCATTCATACATTTTGCCATCTGTTGGCATAGATGTTGGGGCATACCATAAACAAGTGTCTTCATTTAAAAGCCAAGATGGGAATATCTTTGGCGGGATAAATGCGTCACGATTTGAGTCGTATGTGTAACCAACACCAGCGTAATTTTTACGCAATGGTCTACCTTCTGGGTGTTGACCGCCATGTGTGTTATATGAAGTTTGTATCCATCCTGTGCCAAATAAGCCAGAATCAATGACATCCTGATCGGCCACAATAACTTGTGTGACCATGCCGTTTTCTATTTTTGCAAAATGACTCATGTTGTTCCTCAGAATGTAATTGAACCTGAAGAAGTCCATTGGTAAATTCTGTAACCGCCTGATGTCGTCACAGTTGGTGAACCTGTCGTGCTTGTTGCAAGAGGGAATGAGTCTGCGTAGCGAATAACAACTATTCCAGAGCCGCCATTACCACCATATCTTGCAGAACCGCCACTAGCCTTACCAGCAGTTCCACCACCACCACCGCCTGTGTTTGCAGTTCCGCTTGTTCCATCTGTGTTGGTGCTAGACCCTGCCCCACCTCCACCAGCGCCACCCGTGCCAGCAGTTCCTCCATTGTATGAGCCACCGCCACCACCGCCAGCATAAGTATCAGATGCGCCAGTTATAGATGACGCTGTTCCCGCACCACCATTCCCGCCACCACTACCTGATCCATTATTGCCAACAGAAGTTGCGCCACCGCCACCACCGCCACCAAACCTTGTTGATGCCGTACTACCAGTTCCGCCATTATTACCTTGTGATGGTGAAGTTGATGGAGTATTGCCAAGCCCCCTTGATGTGCTAGATGAAGCACCACCACCAGAACCACCATTGACACCAGGACCTGTTCCAACAGAGCCGCCACCACCACCGCCAGAAGATGTTATGGTGCTAAAAACAGAATCAGAACCGCTTGTTCCCTTTTCGCCTTGATAGCCGCCATTTCCTCCAGCACCAACAGTTACTGTGTAATTAACTCCAGCCGATATAGCGAAACCTGATGCAGTTCTAAATCCACCCGCACCACCACCACCAGAACCAGAGTCTTGAGATCCTGTACCGCCAGCACCAGCCCCTCCAGCAACAACTAGGTATTCAATTGCGCTTGGTGCAGTTGGCGCAATGTATGCGGTAAGAATAGCATTTCGTGCAGCAAACATTTAATTACCTCAAACTGTGTAATTTTGACCACCAACAGCACCATACCAATTCGTTCCATCTGCAACAAATGAAAATATGTCTTGCTTACTAGCTGTTGCCGTTATTGTTGGTGCAGTACCTGCTGGCCATGCAACTGTTGACCAAGTGACTGTGCGTGAGCCTGTTGCATCCTGCTTTAAAAGCAAAATAAATGACCTGCCAGCAGTTGCTGTTGGCATGGTGATTGTGGCGCTACCAGTTAAAGTTAAAACTTGGAAAGATCCATCAGCTAGGCTGATCGTGTATGCCGTAGATGTGTTGGCTGTGTTGACCTCTTCGGTGTAGCCGTTAGTAAATGTTCCAGCTTCAATTGTTTTATTAGTTAGCGTCTGAGTATCAGTAGTTCCGACAATTGTTCCACTTGGTGCTGCTACAGCTGTGAATGCGCTTGTGCCATTGCCCTTTAAGATGCCAGTCAATGTGGCTGCGCCTGACCCGCCTTTGGCAACCTTTAGTACTGGACCAGCATCAAACAAAGCATCAATGGTGTCTAAGTCTGTATTGATCTTAGTACCCCATGAATCTGTTGATGCGCCAACTTCTGGCTTTGTTAAGCTTAAATTTGTGGTGGTTGTATCTGCCATTTTTTACCTCTATGAACTAGTAGTTGTCCAAACTTCTGAATTATCAGATATTGTTGTCCAAGTTTCAGAAATATCAGTAATTGGCGTCCAACTTTCTGATACATCCTCCTCAGTTTCCCATTTCTTTCTTGCCACTACAACCATACTAGATGTTGCGTCAAACAAAACAGAAGCTTTTTGAATTCTTTCACTAAATACAGATGCATCACTTATTGCATCCATTGATACAGCCGCAGTTAAAATTACACTTGATCCAACTGTCATCTCTGCATCTGACACAACAGTAGCTGACGCAAAAGCTACTCTTGTTGCATCTATATTTACTCCTGAAACACCTACCATAGTTGCCGAACCTGCGGCACTATATCTCGCATCAATTGAAACTACGCTTTCAGCAGATGCTGTTAACGATCCAATCTGTACTCTCTCAGCGCCAATACTTACAGAGCTTTGTGAAGCAATAGTTGCCTCACCAAGACTTACTCCAAAGGAGTAATTTCCTCCCCCGTAATAACCAAGCCCGTATGCAGCCATGTTATGTCAAAGTAATATCTAAACTACCAGCAGGTATACGAAACACATCGCCATCATTAATTGTTCGGCTTGTTGTCAAAGCAGCCCATGCCAACATATTTCCACTAGTAGAAGCATCAAATACTGCTGCCCAGCCAATTGTTCCCCAATTGCCACCAGAAGCAGCGGCAAACTCAATTGCGGCATTATTTGTTGCAGTAGTAGGAGAAGTTCCAGAAACAGACATTGTTCCTGTAACTACACGAGCATACGCATTGCCTGACACCTCTGTGCCACCACCAGTATCACTAGGTGCGGCAGTAAACAACCCAACATACCAAGCAGTAGGGCGAGTAGCAGTACTGTTTGTAAACAAAAAAGTTAGTACTAAATTTTCTGTATAGTCGTTAAATGATGACATTTTTTATCCTAAAGATCGGGCACGAACAATAGGTGTAGAAGCAACAGAAGCCCTTTGATCTGCTATTTCTATGTCGCCAAGTGAATTTGTATATAACGAACTCCACACAGCAAGACGTTCATCGTCTTTCAAATATGGAGATGCCTCAAGCAATGCACCATATAAGTACAAGTCTGGGGCGTAAGCAAGAAGCCAGTTGCTTGTGTTTGAATCACTCAATGCGGGAATCTTACCATAGTAAGTTAATTCCCCCGTATAACTAGCATCAGGAGTTGGTATAACTTGTATCTGAGTGCCAATAATTGTATAAAACTGTGGTTTACCAGCAGCAACATAATTATTTGCAGACCCATAGTCACCTTGATTCTGAGTGACATACTGCAAATATGTGATTGGATTTGTGTTTAATTGGAATTCTTTGGCCTGTAAAAAATCAGCAGGAAAAGCAAAATATTGAGTGTCTAAAGTGGCATTTGCCCTCTTTACCATTTGACGAACACGTAATTTTCGATTGAATTTAGCTTCTGCAAGAGTTATAAAGCTTGGAATAATAGAAGTCAGGTCATCCCGATTGAGATAATCCGCTATTGTTGCTTTAAGCCCTGCAAAAGTATCAAGTGCCATTTTCTACATCCCTACACGCTAGTGTATGCTCATGTTTGTACTCAAATGTGCCAATATGAAAGATCTGTTTTGAGAGATCTTGGTCAACATAAGTTTTATGCCCATTTTGGGCGGCTCTACGGCAAAACCATACATCTTCACCAATATAGTCTTCCGCAGCGGGAACCCAAGGGATAGCAAACCAAGGATATTCCATAGATTTATAGACTTCGGATTTAACGAGCATTACGCCCATTCCGCAGTAGTCTACCTCAACAAGCCCTGTTGAATCGTCCTCAGTATATACCCGATTGATAAAAGTTGCATCCATATCTGGGGTATTTTTTTTCACCGCAATCGGCTCTGTAGGGAATCTACGCTTGGCATAGTTTCCACAGACAATACCCGTATCATGTTTTAACAGGCGAATAATGGAATCCTTTGGGAATCTCATATCGCTATCTAACCATAGGGTATGAGTACATTCAGCCTCAATTGCATCCCTCGCCAAATCCTGACGTTGTGCTGACAACAAAGTGCCAGAACTAGTGTAGATCACTACTTTGTGATTTGTTGTACCTACAGTAAATCCAACTAGCCTCGCCAAATCAAAAGCAAATCCAGAGTTAACAAAATCCCGTGTTGGAACCAAAATTCCAATGGTCTTACTATCCATTAAACTTCTCCAGGTCTTGTGCGAAATGCACGATTATCAGGGTCATTGAGCCATCGTTTCATGTAGGCTTGGTCATCAAGCTTACCTTCTGCTTTCATTTGATAATACAAAGCCATAGGAATGGATGCTACATGGTGCATATCACCCTTCCAATTGGCCTTCTCATCAAACGAATTAAATCGTTCTTTGTTTGCTTCTACTACATTTGTAGCATCAATAATTGTCCGAATGGTTGCCTCATCTTTTTCAGCATCGTAATGCCAAAGTTTTTGAGTCCCCATCTCTAGGTTTGTATCAAAGATTTTTGTAGTCATAAAAAAAGGGTGGGTTATTAGCCCACCCTTGTTTATCAGATTAGGTCTGAATTGTTGAGTTCAGGTCATAGACAGCGCCATGAGCCTTCTCATTCTTGATCTTCAAGCCCCACTCACACAAGAGCATACGCTTCTCGGCATCACCTGTCTTAGCCAGTTCAACTGTCTGGAAGGGACGCAAATAAGCAACTGATGCGTACTCAGGATCAAGCACAAAAACATCACGCTCACGTTGGAAGCGGTTGGCAACAATACTCACGTTACCGAAATCGGAAACATAAATATCTGCGGCTCCGATGATGGTGGAAGGCTTAGGACCTGTAACGTTGAAACGCTGACCAGCAATACCAGCCATCTTAGACAAGTTCTGCTTGTTAACAGGACCAGCCATAACGATAGATGGTGAACCACCTTCTGTCCACACCTTCTGAATTACGTCTTTCAGCAATGCTTCGCTGAATGAACGCAAGTTAGTAGTTGTAGCATCAGTACGAGCTGCATCAGGAATGGTTGTGTATGAAGGATCAGAACCACCAGTACCTTCGTTTGTATTGGTCTTCAAGAAGGCCAACAGAGCGCCTGTTTTACGGGCAGATGACGTAGAACCAGCGGCAGCGGCTTGGTTAGCCAACATTGTGGCCTCCATGTCACGCTTAATTTCCGCAGATTTTTTAGCCATTTGGTAACTCAGCTCGGAGCGACGACCTGCCTTGTCAACCGCTTCCAATGTACCAGCAATGATTACATCCTTACGGCTAATCTGGGTGTAGTTGCCCAAACGAACTGTAGCTGTAACTGCTGTGAAAGAGGTGATGTCATCGCCCTCGATCTGTGCATTAGTTGTGATTGCAGCAGCCAAATCATCAGTCTGCCATTCAAAGAATGTGTTGGTGACGTTCTCACGACCAACATTGCTCATGAATGGAGTCTCTTCTGGAGAGATCTGATAAATGACGTTTGAAAGATCTTCCCGTACACCCTTTGCGTCAAAGCGGGTGTAGGTGTTTGTAATAGCAGCCATGATAATTCCTTAAATAAATTTCTCGAAAAGGGATGCGGCATCTCTGACGCTTCCAGTTTGTGCAAGACGCTTTTTTGCGTTATTTAAATCACTCGACTTAGAACTCACGCTACCTGCTGAACCAGGAGTGACCATCTTGGGTGCTTTCTTGATTTTTGCTTGGAACTCAGGACGCTTACTCATCATCTGGTCATACTTCCACGCTTTGTGAAGCGCAAGCAATGCCCGTGAATCTGTAATCGTATTCAATTCCTGTTCAGAAAAGCCTAGATTTTGACCATACTCCAACAAAGCCTTGCCTTCTGTCCTAGCTTTTTCAGGAGAACTCCACTCGGGAATTTTCTCTTTCAACCGAGACACCTCGGTAGCCATGATTTGTTGCATAGACTTTTGCAGTTCAGCTTGACGCATTTGATTCAAACGCTCTTGCTCTGCTTGTACCGCATATACTTGTTGTTGCCTACGCTGATGTGATGTCCATTGACGGGCATACTCAGTTGGGTCTTCAACTTCTAAACGATTCCAATCAGGCTCTTGCGGCTGAAGCTCTTGCAGTTTCTGCTGTAATTGTCCTAATATCTGAGAGTATTGTTCACGCTCTCCACGTACTTGCTGAAACTCAGACTCGACTAATTTGCGCTCTTCTGCCAGTTTCTGCGTTTTCCGTGTGTAGTCAGCTTCTCTTTGGTAGCCTCGGATCAGTTCATCCTTTGGGACTTCGA